GAGCAACAGCAGATACAACAAGCGATTGAAGCTGCTCCCGCTGCTGCAGGTGTGATGAAAGCCGCCCAGTGACCCTAGACGACGAACAACAGGCTAAGCATACTATCGAGCGACGACGACAGGCCTACTGTCGTGTGTTCGGTGGCGGCGCGAATGCCGATGACCGTTTGGTTGTCCTGGAAGACCTCGCTGGTTTTTGTCGTGCGCGTGAATCTATATTTCATAAGAACACCCGAGCACAAGATGTACTTATCGGACGTAATGAAGTGTGGAAGCGCATCGAAGAGTACACGAACTTACAAACAGATGAGATATTTGATTTATTGATGACCGGCACATTACCGAAGATAGTTGATAAATCGGATGCTGATTTGTTTAGTTAGAATTAAAAAACCCCGCCGAAGCGGGGCTTGATGCTACGTGCATTAAGCGTAGCCATTAACAAACACAGGAAAAACAACAATATGATACTTTTGCTGAAGAGTCAATTAGGAGAATAGTTAAATGCTGAAGACAATAATGATGATATTAGGGGTAATGCAGTTCCCTATCGTACCGATGGATAAATTCACTTTTGGCGGGTACCGCGAAGGCGCTGGCGGAGACGGCGGCGATGGTGGGGGCTCAGGTGGTGACGGGGGCTCAGGTGGTGACGGGGGCGATGGCGGAGCTACGTGGGATGCGTCTCTACCCAGCGACCAGCAAGCTTTTGTGAAAGAGCAGGGTTTTAGTGATGTGAGTGCCGCGATTAGTTTCGCTATGGCAAATAAAGACGCTGGTGGCGGTGAAGATGCGTGGCTCAATGGCATGTCTGACCCGATTAAAGGCATGGTGTTGAACAAAGGGTATAAGACACCCGAAGAGTTGGGCATTGCTTATCAGAATATCGTGAAACTACATGGCAATGACCCTACGGTGCTGGAGATGCCTGACTTCAATGATGCTGATTCCGCGAATGCGTTTTTTAGCAAGATAGGTCGACCTTCAACGCCGGATGATTATAAGTTTGAAGTGCCTGAAGATGCGAAGTTGAACGACGATTTGCTCGGCTTTTTCAAAACGACGGCACATAAACTCGGGCACACTCAAGACCAGGCCGCCAAATTTTTCGACGAATATCTGAAGTTCGAAGGTACGATGAAAGAAAAGCGTGGCGTCGAATCGAAAGCAGCTGAAGATGCTGAGCTTGCGGCGTTGAAAACGGAGCTTGGAGACCAAGGTTTTACCGATAGTATGGCGATGGGCCAGCGCTTAGTGAAGGCGCTCGGTTTGAGTAAAGAAGCATTGTCAAAAATTGAGAATACGGTCGGTACCGCGCCGATGATTGAACTATTCGGCCAGCTCGGCAAGCTGTCCGGTGAAGATTCATTCATTGCCTCTATGCGCGGTAACGATACGGGTGCGGACACTGCAGCACGCGCTAAAGCAGAAATGGTTCGTTTAAAAGGCGACGCTGAATTCTCGAAGTCGCTGTTTGACACGCGTCATCCTAACCATAAGGTTAACAATGCGAAGTGGACAGAGCTGCAAACAATCGCTAATTCGGTGGCGAAGTAGTGGCGTTAAGTAACGAGGAAATACGCCTCGAAGCGTACAGATTGGTGGCCAGTACGGCCGCCATGACTGATACTGACGCCCGTATTGCCGAAGCTAAGAAGATTGAAGCTTATGTTCGCAACGAAAAAATAAATGAGAGTGACGAACAGAAAACTTGATTTTTTATAATGTGTTGCATATAGTCGCTTAAAAGTAGTGACAGAAGTAACAGTGAATACCGCATAGCGCCACTGTGAACCTGAAAATTCGGGCCAGCTTTGCTGAACACCCCACAAACTAATTAGACAATTAATTAACTTGGAGGGGCAGTAAAATGGCCTTTGAAATTCCAGAACATTTTAGTAATTCGTTTACTGAGAACGTCGAATTACTCTTACAACAAAAAGAGTCTCGCTTAGGGCGCTCTGTCACTATGGCACCGTACGAAGGCGAATCGGCTCAGGTTGTAAAACAATTCGGTGAAGTTGAGTTCGAAGAAGCGGTCGAGAGACACGGTGATACGAACTTTTCGGATATCGACCACAAACAACGTTGGGTTTTCCCGACCGACTACGATTTAGCACTACCAGTTTCTAAACAAGACGAGATTCGTCAGTTAGGTAGTCCTACCTCACCTTATGTTGCCGCAATGCAGGCCGCTTGGAACCGTAAGATAGATGCAGTTACTGCTGCTTCCTATTTCGGTGCTGCGCGTACCGGTAAAAACGGCGCGACCAGCACGGTCTTCGACACGAACAATGTCGTAGCAGTGACTGCGGGCGCCGCAGGTGCGACAGGGCTTAACCTTGAAAAGTTAACGCAGGTTATTGAATTAGCTCGCGGTAATGAAATCGATGAAGAAGAAGAGCTGTTCATCGCTATCGGCAAAAAGCAGTTGAGCGATTTATTGCGTACGACTGAAGTCACGCATAAAGATTACTCAACAGTTCAAGCTTTAGTTGATGGTAAGATGACCGGCAAGAACTTCATGGGTTTAACGTGGTTGCCTGTTTATAACAAGTTGCCTGTTGACGGTAGTGGTTATCGTCGAATCCCTGTATACACTCGTGATGCCATTCACATCGGCATGTGGAACTCATTGAATACCATGATTGGTCCACGTCCTGATAAGAAATACATCACCCAGGTTTACATGGAAGGCACCATGGGCGGAACTCGTACACAAGAAGGCAAAGTCTTCGAAATTAAGTGTGCTGAGTAACAGTCAATAACCTAGCAATTAAATTCATTTTAGTGGAGTAAAGTAAAATGGCAGAAACATACTCAATAGAGATGGCAGGGGTTATCGACGGAACCTTGCCAAAAGAAAAGGTGGAAGCTGATGTCCATGGCGGCGGAATTATCCGCAGACGTGCGACGATTACCGCAGCCGCTCAAGCAAACGGTGACACTATTGTCCTTGGCCGACGTAAAGTCGGTGAGGCCTTTGCAGGTGGGCAGCTGGTTGTAAGCGCGACGTTAGGTACGGCTACTGTAAAGATTGGTCCACGTTCAGACGATGATGCGTATCGCGCAGCTGCCGTCCAGACTGCGACTAATGCACCGAATGTATTTGGTACCGCAGCCGCACTTAAAGCAGACCCAGCGAAAGCCGGTGTCGCTTATGATGGTGGTGCTTTAAGCGGTGATTCGGGCAACAGTGACCCTGATGATATCGAGGAAGATATTATATTAACGATTGGCACTGCAGCGCTTCCGGCGTCAGGCGATATCGTTATTGACCTGTTCTTCAGCAAAAAGTAAGCAGCTTGGTACTTTTATATCCCCCGATTCGTCGGGGGAGATTTTGATTTAAGTCAGGAGAATTACTGTGGCAACACGACAATATAACATTGCACAAAACGAGAATAAGTCTGATGTCGCTGAAATAGTTGGCGGTGCGATTACCAGTGGCGCTGTTGAAGTAACAGTCGACCTTGCGGTTGTTAATGACCGTAGAGAAGTCATTGAAGCACTTCACCAAATAGAAAAGCACATCATGGAAGGCAACTGGCCGCCTGCGTAAGGTGACCACTCATGGCTTCCGAAGTAAGTATATGCAACGTCGGGATGAAGTTGTTGGGGGCGAAACGCATATCAGCGTTTCCACCGACAGACACCAGTCCTAACGCTACTCGATGCAACGACCATTATGAACAGGTTAGAGATGCTGAGCTGCGCAAACACGCGTGGAATTTCGCTATCACCCGAGTCGCCTTAGCGCCTGATGCAGCCGCACCGGCATTCGGCGAAACCTATAAATTTTTATTACCTACGGACTGTATTCGTCCCTTAATCCCTAAACACGATTCGAAGAATGGCGATAATGACTGGACGCTTGAAGGGCGCCACATATTGACATCAGATGCTAATGTTATTTATTTACGTTACATAAAACAGATTACAGACCCGAATCTTATGGACGCTTTATTTCGCGATGCGGTATCAGCGAAGCTGGCGTATCTCTTATGTGAAGACATCACCGGTTCAACTACTAAACAGTCTGCCGCGAATGAAGCGTACGACATGGCTATTACTGAAGCGAAAAAGATTAACGCTTTTGAAAAGCAAAGCCAGTCGCCACCGCCCGATTCGTGGGTGACAGCGGGGCACTAGCCGATGGCTAAGTCAGCCCCACTCGCTAATAATTTTAACGGGGGCGAATGGTCAGGCCTACTGTACGGCCGTGTCGACCTTGCTCGATATCCGTTCAGTCTTCAAGTGTGTGAGAACTACGTTCCATTGGTACAGGGACCGCTTACGCGTCGACCTGGCACGAAGTATGTTGGGGCGACAAAAGACCACTCCGTTGTATCACGTTTGATGCCGTTCCAATTCAGTGTTGAGCAAGCATATGTGTTGGTGTGGGGCGACCAGAATTTACGCTTTGTCCGAAACAACGGCATCATCACTGAGACAGCAACGGCTATTACCGGTATAACTGCAGCCAATCCGGCTGTTGTGACCGATACCGGACACACGAAAACGAACGGCGACTTTGTGTTCATCACAGGTGTTGTGGGTGATATGCCTGTCGTCAACAAACAATTTGAAATTGCGAATTCAACAGCCAATACGTATGAGTTGGTGGGGCTAGACACTACCGGCTTAACTTACACTTCGGGGGGCACATCAGCGAAGATAACACAGCTGACGACGCCCTATCTTGAAGCCGACTTATTCCAGGTTAAGTTTACTCAGTCTGCTGATGTACTGTACTTAACTCATAAAAAATATGAGCCTCAGACTTTAATTCGAAGTAGTCACACGTCATGGAGTATCGGCGATTTAGAATTAACAGACGGTCCATATTTAAACACTAACGTCGGTACTACAACCATGGTCGCTGGCGCGGCCACAGGCACCACGACGTTAACGGCGTCAGCGGTAACAGGCATAAATAACGATGAAGGTTTTAAGTCTACAGACGTAGGGCGACACGTTCGAATGAAATCAGGTGGTAACTGGGCGTGGGCGATTATCACAGTATTCACTAGCACTACTGTAGTTACTATTAGTATTCAGGACGGGTCATTTCCTACTGTCGCGAACATTGACTGGCGGTTGGGCGTGTACAGTGACACAACCGGATGGCCAGTGGCATCAGTATTTTATGACGACAGACTTTGGTTGTTGGGTGGTGTTGACTACCCACAATTTTTGGCAGGTAGTCGCACCGGTGACTATCAGAATTTCGCGCCTACGGAAACGGACGGCACCGTCGTCGACGATAACGCAATATACAGAACACTCGGGTCGAATACTGTTAATGCAATACTGTGGGCGGTGGATGATGAACGAGGTATGTTGGTTGGGACTACAGGTGGCGAATGGTTAATCCGTGCGAGTCAGAGTGGTGATTCAATTACACCGTCAAACGCACTAGCCAGACGGCCTACGGTCGAAGGTAGCGCTGATATACAAGCATTGCGACTCGGTAAGTCTGTACTTTTCGTACAACGCGCTAAACGTAAGTTACGTGAGCTAGCTTACCTATTCGAAAAGGACGGGTTTCAGTCGCCTGATATGACACGGTTAGCACCTCATGTCACACGACCTGCTGTTACGCAACTGGCATCTGCCCAGGAGCCGCATTCTATATTGTGGGCACCTCGGTCGGACGGACAGTTACTCGGGTTAACGTTTGAACGCGAGGAAGATGTAGTCGCATGGCATCGACAGATTCTAGGGGGTGCAAGTGACGCAGCGGGCGCGGACGCTATAGTCGAAAGTGTCGCAGTCGTACCGGAGCAGAACGGCGCTTATGATGAAGTGTACTTAACGGTGAAACGATATATTGATGGCGCAGTTGTCAGGTACATCGAGTATTTCGGCGATTACTGGGAAAAAGGCGACGACCAAGAGGACGCTTATTTTGTTGACTGTGGGTCAACGTACGATGGCGCGGCCGTCAGTTCAATATCAAGCGGGTTTGAATATGCCGAGGGTGAGACGTTGCAGTGTCTCGTCGATGGCGCAACACACCCTGATGTCACTGTATCAGATGGAGGTATAACACTTGCCGCAGGTAGAACAGGCTCAAAGATTCATGTTGGGTATCAGATTGTTGCAAGAGGCCAGATATTACCGATTGAATCCGGTGCCCGAGACGGTACCGCACAAGGTAAGAAAAAACGAATCCACGAATTGTCAGGACGGTTCTACGACACGTTAGGCATTAAAGTTGGACCAACGTTTGACGATTTACATGAAATTACATTCCGCGCCGGAGATGCACCGATGGATAGTCCGCCGCCGTTGTTTAACGGGGTCAAAGAAGACTTACCGTGGGCGGCCGACCATGATGTCGAAGCGGCAGTATGTTGGCAGCACGATACACCTTTGCCAGGTACAATTGTCGGGTGGATGCCTAAAATGAATACGACCGATTAATGGAAACCGTTGATTTTAAAGCAGAGCACCTTCGGGAGTTACAGGACACCGGTTCACAGCAGTATGTGAGTCAGTATATTGCTGAGGCGTCAATAGCTACGCTGGAAAACTACGAGTCGTTTTCCGGCATTGCTGATGGAAGAGTGATAGCATGTTCAGGTGTAGTGCCGATTTGGAATAACAGAGCGATGGCGTGGGCGTACTTAGCTGATGATATTGCAAAAGATTTTTTACACGTACACTTTGCGGTGTTACGATTTTTAAAACGATGCAGTTATGCCCGAGTTGAGGCAACAGTGGAGTGCAATCACGTTGAAGGCCATACGTGGATACAGGCACTAGGGTTTGAACTAGAAGCACCGGTTATGCACAAATATTTACCGAACGGAGCGCCATGCTCCCTATATTCGAGGATTAAATAGTGGGTCCTGAGCTTTTTCTAATAGCGGCGACAGCATCGAAAGTCGTAGGAGCACTGCAAGCGGGTCGGTCTGAAAAGCGGGCGGCTGAGTACAATGCGGCAGTTGACGAGCGTAACGCAAAAATCGTTAAAGCTCAGACGGCAGCCGACGTTGAACGTCAACGCAGAGCTGCGCTTCGACGTGCAGGTTCACTACGAGCATCGTTCGGTTCGACCGGTTTTGCATTCGAAGGTAGTGCGCTTGACCTCATGGAAGATAATGCCATGGAGGAGGAGTTGGACATTCTTACAATTCAGTATTCTGGCGATTTAAAAGCACGCGGTTTAATGGACAGCGCTGCACTTTCCCGTCAGAAAGGTGATGAGGCTGTGACAGCGAGCTACTGGAAAGCAGGTACCGCATTGTTATCCGGCGCATCAGATTATTACGCAGGCATACCTTCCAGCGGGGGTAGTAGTGGCGGCAGCGCGAGCGGTGGTTCCGGCCGTACAATATCCGGTACTCAGTCAACAGGGGTACGTACCTAATGCCAGCAATACAAGCATACGTCTCTCGTCTATCAGCACGCGGTGCTGGTCTCGGAAATCAGCGTCAAGCCAGCTCAGCTGACTTCGGCGGACAGTTCGCTGCGGCACTGCAGTCAGGGTCTCAGGATTTAATGCACGCCAGTAATGTGTTACGGGCTAAAGCAGAAAAAGATGACAAGTTAAAAGTAATGAACTCGGTTGCTGAGTACGAGCAGTTTTGGCTGCAGCGACAACAAGAATTAGTGGAGGAAGCACCTGAAGACGGAAGTGGCTATGTTGACGCTGTGTCTGAAGAGTTTGAGAACTGGCAGACCGACGTACAAGGTCAGTACGAAGGTCGTGCGGCGGATTACTTGGCCGCGAACCTTAACCAGATGCGCAGTAACGTATTTAAAAACGCGTTGTCTACACAGGCGACACTAGCGTCAACGAGTGCGCGTAATAACGCAGATAAGATATTTAACATTCACGCGAATACGGTGGTTAATCAGCCAGGTTTGTATGCAGAAAAAGTCGCACAGCTCGATGAGTATGTTGACAACATTACGGGCTTGGACGCGGCGGCTAAAGCTTCGTTGAAGCAAGAGTGGTTATACGGTTTATCATCTGCAGCGATAACGGGACAAATAGATAAAGGTAACCCTGAAGCTGTAATTGAGTCACTTGAGGCAGG